AGATTTATATGTGCCAAATAAATTAATTCACGTTGGTGATACTAATACTTGGATTCAATTTGAAACAGATGTTATTTCCTTAAGAACAGGCGGTACTGATAGATTAACATTAACAGATTCAACTGCAACGTTTTCAGGGCAATTAATTGCAAGTGGTACTACACAAGGTGGTTGGCAGTCACAAATTCTTAATGCAAGTACAGGAGATGACGCAAATGGATTATTAGTAGCAGCAGGTAGTTCAGCAACTGAATATGCACTTAAAATAACAGACCAACCTGGAACAACTTTATTTGATGTTAGAGGAAATGGCGCAGCAACTTTTGCAGGGAACGTTACTGTTAGTGGTACTGGTTCATCATTAAATACTGGTAACTCTGGAACTTTTGTTACTAATGATGCTAATAATTATCCAAGAATTACTACCACAAATGCAACTGCACAACTTGGGTTATTTAGGTCTGGTGGTTCAGCAGGAGGAATGTATATTGGTGCAGATTCAGGAGGTTTTGAAATTATGACTTCAGCTTTTGCTACTAAATTTGAATTAGATAATTCTGGAAATGGAACTTTTGCAGGCCAATTAACAGGAACAGGTTATGTAAGATCATTAGGTTCACATCAAGTGGTAATGGATTCAGCTAATGCCGCAGCAATACAATTTGGTGCAACAAATGATTGGGATGCGTATGGAAACATAAGTACTAGTGGTGGAACTATGACAATGGAAAATGTAGCAAGTAGTTCAAATATGCAATTAAAAACTACTAACGCAATGTCATTTTGGACTGATGGTAATAAAATATTACAACTTAACGCTAGTGGTAGTGCAGCTTTCACAAACGCATTATCTAAAGGTAGTGGTTCATTTAAAATAGATCACCCATTAGCATCGAAAAGAAGTACGCATCATTTAGTACATTCATTTATTGAAGGTCCTCAAGCTGATTTAATATACAGAGGTAAAGTAGATTTAGTAGATGGTAAAGCTGAAATAAATATTGATACAGTTTCTAGTATGACAGAAGGAACATTTGTATTACTAAATACTAACGTACAATGCTTCACAACAAATGAATCAAATTGGGATTTAGTAAAAGGCAGCGTGGTAGGAAATAAATTAACCATTGAATCTCAAAATGCATCATCAACAGCAACAATATCTTGGATGGTAGTTGGTGAAAGACAAGATCAGCATATGAAAGATACTGATTGGACAGATAGTGATGGTAAGGTGATTGTAGAACCTGAGAAGTAAAATACACGATAAAGGTGTAATAAGATATTTAGCTGGCAACAGCTAATTTGTTTAACATTTTAAATTTAAAAACATGGCATTAAAAGGTAAATATGATTACAAAGGCATCGAAGTAGCTGATGCTTACGTAAAAATTTCTGGCGTAAATTGGAATTCTAATAGCAATTCTGAGAATTACGTAAAAACTGCAGCTGTGTTCAATTCTGATGGTACAATAAAGACACCTCAAGTAGATGATACTAGATGGGTACAAACTACAGTTGGAAATTGGCACGCAAATGTTTATAAAGATAAAGCAGCTAGGGATGGAAATCCTAATAGTCACATCTGCTCAATTAGCGGATCGTTTGATATGGACTTAAAAGATAGCGCAAAAAACCCTGTAAAACAGGCTTATGTTGCTGCAAAAGCAATGGATCTTTATAAGGATATGGCAGACGCTTAATAGACTATGACAATAGCGTATTAAGAATACTATTATTTGTGTAATAGTAATAAAGTATAATTTTAACTAAAATTTAATTAATTATGAATAAAAAAGTAGAAAAAATCACTGATGAGGAGTTAAAGCAACTTCAAGATCAAGTAAATCAAATTAACAACGCTCAATTGAGGCTTGGTGGTATTGAATCACAGAAGCATACGTTAGTGCATGCAATTAATGCAATGCAGAAAGATGTTCAAGACATGCAAAAAGTTCTTGAAGAAAAGTATGGTAAAGTGAGTATCAACATTACCGATGGTACAATACAAGAAATACCAGAAGAAGATGAGCAAGCTAATACGTAAGATAAGTATTGGTAAAGACTATAAAAATGAAGCTATGCACTACGCTGTTGGACAAGAGGTCTACGGCGGGCATACTATTTGTGATATAATAGAAAAAGACACTAAGTACAGTATTTATATTAGAAAAAACAAGGATGTTTTACCTTGGAAAGATTTCAATAAAAATATGGCGGTGTCGGTAGAATATAATCTTGAATATTGATGCATAGTCTTTATGACTTTATAATTGAGCCAATAGGATCAAGATATAATAACAAAAAACAAGTTGGTGATAAAGAACTCATATTAAATACGGAGATCTTTCATCACCAGCATGTTAATAGAGAAGCGAAAGTGATTTCTATACCAACACTTGTAAAAACAGAAGTACAACCTGGTGATACTGTAATAGTACATCATAATGTATTTAGAAGGTGGCATAATATGCAAGGTGTAGAAAAAAATAGTAAAAGCTATATAAACGAAAAAACTTACGCTATCAGAGAAGATCAGGTTTTTGCATACAAAAGAAATAATAAGTGGAACGCTTTAAAGGGCTTTTGTTTTGTAAAACCAATTAAATCTTATAATAAGTTTGATACTAATACAGAACAGCCTTTAATGGGTGTTATGAAATATTTAGATAAAAGCTTAAGGATGATAGAAGAAGGTGATTTAGTTGGCTTTACACCAGATAGTGAATACGAATTTATTATTGATGGTGAAAAGCTATATAGGGTTTTTACGCAAGAGATTTCAATTAAATATGAATATAAAGGAAAAGAAGAAGAATATAATCCAAGCTGGTTACAAGGCAGTTGATGAATTAATAAAAGTAGCAAAAGAAAAAATTGTTGATTCAGAAGATGATGTTTCTGCAGACAGATTAAAAAACGCAGCAGCTACAAAGAAATTAGCTATATTTGATGCTTTTGAAATACTAACTAGAATTCAAGAAGAAGAAGCAATACTAGAAAATAAACCTTTAGAAAAAAGGGAAAAAACATTTAAAGGTTTTGCTGAAAGAAGGTCTAAATAATGTACAAACAAACTTTATATAAAATTGTTGAGCCTATAAGAATTAACACGCTTAAAAGACTTAACAAAGGTAAGAAATGGAAATATGGGTACAATAAAGAACACGATATTGTAGTTATAAGTAAAACAGGTGTAATTGGTGATATATACGAAATACAAAATTTTAAAATAGCATTACCACCTGCTACTAATATTTATAGTAGATCAAAAAAGAAACAAGAACAACACTGGGAACAATTTGAATATCCAAAAGCATTAAAAAACGTAAAAACCATTTTTGACTGGAGGGATTATCCTAACGAACAAAAAGATAAATGGTTTGATTATATAGATGAGGAATTTAATCGTAGAGAAAACGGTTTTTGGTTTAATAATAATGGTAAGCCTACTTACATTACCGGTACTCACTATATGTATCTTCAGTGGTCAAAAATTGATGTGGGTGCTCCTGAATTTAGAGAATCTAATAGATTATTCTACATATTCTGGGAAGCTTGTAAAGCAGATACAAGGTGTTATGGAATATGCTACCTTAAAAATAGACGATCTGGCTTCTCGTTTATGGCAAGCGCGGAGGCAGTTAACGCTGCTACTATCTCGAGTGATGCAAGATTTGGTATTTTATCAAAATCTGGTGCAGATGCTAAGAAGATGTTTACTGATAAAGTGGTACCAATATCGGTCAACTATCCGTTCTTTTTTAAACCAATACAAGACGGTATGGACAGACCAAAAAGTGAACTCGCGTATAGGGTACCAGCTCAGAAGTTTACTAGAAAAAAGCTACAAACAAATGAACAGCTTGAAGAAATAGTAGGTTTAGATACTACTATTGACTGGAAAAATACAGGAGATAACAGTTATGATGGTGAAAAACTTAATCTGTTGGTACACGACGAAAGTGGTAAGTGGGAAAGACCTGATAACATACTTAATAACTGGAGAGTAACAAAAACATGTTTACGATTAGGTAGTAGGGTAATTGGCAAGTGTATGATGGGAAGTACATCAAACGCATTAGATAAAGGTGGTGATAATTTTAAAAAATTATTTAGAGACTCTAATGTAACAAAAAGAAATAAAAACGGTCAAACTAAATCTGGCTTATATAGTTTATTCATACCAATGGAGTGGAACTATGAAGGCTTTATGGACAAGTACGGCATACCAGTCTTTGACACACCTGAGCAAGAAGTGTTTAATTATCACGGTGATTCAATTGATATAGGCGTGATTGAGCATTGGGATAATGAAGCTGAAGGTTTAAAAAATGACCAAGATGCTTTAAATGAGTTTTATCGTCAGTTTCCTAAAACAGAAGAACACGCTTTTAGAGATGAAACACAAAACAGTATATTTAACTTAATTAAAATATACGAGCAAATAGATTTTAATGAGGATACGAAAAATTCTCATATGTCAACAGGTAACTTTCAATGGGTTAATGGTGTAAAAGATTCTAGTGTTATATTTTATCCAGACCCAAAAGGTAGATTTAAAATAACATGGACACCACAACCACATTTGCAAAATAATGTTAGTATTAAAAATGGCATTAAATACCCTGGCAATGAACACATGGGTGCTTTTGGTTGTGATAGTTATGATATATCAGGAACTGTAGACGGTAAAGGATCAAAAGGTGCTTTGCATGGTTTAACTAAGTTTAGCATGGAAGATTCACCTGCTAACACATTTTTTTTAGAATATCTAGCTAGACCACAAACAGCTGAAATATTTTTTGAAGATGTTTTGATGTCATTGGTATTTTACGGCATGCCATTATTAGCAGAAAATAACAAACCTCGTTTACTATACTATTTAAGAAGAAGAGGTTACAGAGGTTATTCTATGAATAGACCTGATAAAGTATGGAACAAATTATCTACCGCAGAAAAAGAAGTTGGTGGAATACCAAACTCTAGTGAAGATATAAAACAAGCTCACGCTGCAGCAATTGAAATGTATATACAAAACCACGTTGGTTTAAAGCAAGATGGTACTTATGGTGATATGTATTTTAACACGACATTAAACGACTGGGCTAGATTTGATATAAATAAAAGAACTAAATTTGATGCTGCTATAAGTTCTGGTTTAGCTGTTATGGCTTGTAATAGGCATTTATATGCTCCTAACGCAAAAATAAAAAAAGAAAAAGTAAATTTAAATATCATGAAATATAATAATCATGGTAGCACATCTAAAATAATAAAATAAATATGGCTGTACAAATACAAAAAGGTTATTTTCCTAGTCAAATAGCTAGCGATGCAGAAAAAGCTAGCTACGAATATGGCTTAGAAGTAGCTCAAGCTATTGAGGCTGAGTGGTTTGGTAGAGACTCTGGTGCTAATCGATTTAACACAAATCAAATGGAGTTTCATAAGTTAAGACTTTACGCGAGAGGAGAACAAAGTATACAAAAATATAAAGATGAGTTATCTATAAATGGTGATTTATCTTATCTTAATTTAGATTGGAAGCCAGTACCTATAATACCTAAATTTGTAGATATAGTTGTAAACGGTATATCAGATAGAATTTACGATGTAAAAGCATATTCACAAGATCCTTATGGCGTTAGTCAACGTACAGAATATATGGAGTCTGTTATTAGAGATATGCAGACTAAAGATTTAAATGAATTTTCTGAGCAAGCTTTTGGCATAACTATAGCAGAAAATGATCCTGCAACTTTACCTAGAGATGAAGAGGAATTATCTTTACATATGCAGTTAACATATAAGCAGTCTATAGAGATCGCAGAAGAACAAGCTTTAAATGTTATACTGCAAGGCAATAAGTATGATCAAATAAAAAGAAGATTATATTATGACTTAACTGTTATAGGCTTAGCGTGTGTTAAGAACAACTTTACTAAGTCAGAGGGTGTAACAATAGATTATGTAGATCCTGCAAATATAATATACTCACACACTGAGTCGCCTTACTTTGACGACATATACTACATTGGTGAAGTAAAAAATATACCTATCAACGAGCTTAAAAAGCAATTCCCAAACCTTACCAATGAAGATCTAAAAGAAATAACACAACAAGGTATACATAAATCATCATTAGAACGTAATAATGTTTATGATAGAACTAACGTTGATAATAATATAATACAAATACTTTATTTTAACTATAAAACCTACATGAACGAGGTTTATAAAATTAAAACAACTGGTAGTGGTGCATCTAAAATATTAATGAAAGATGATTCGTTTAATCCGCCGTTAGAAGTTGTAGATGAAAGATTTGGTAAGCTATCTAAATCTATTGAAGTCTTATATGAAGGCGCTTTAGTATTAGGTACTAAAAAGTTACTTAAATGGGAGATGTCAAAAAACATGATGCGACCTAAGAGTGATTATACCAAAGTAAAAATGAATTATTCACTTTGTGCGCCAAGGATGTACAAAGGTAAAATTGAATCTTTAGTTCGTAGAATAACTGGTTTTGCAGATATGATTCAGTTAACTCATTTAAAGTTACAACAGGTTATGTCGCGTATGGTTCCTGATGGTGTTTATTTAGACGCTGATGGTTTAGCTGAAGTTGATTTAGGTAACGGTACAAACTACAATCCACAAGAAGCGTTAAATATGTTTTTCCAAACTGGTAGTGTTATTGGAAGATCATTAACAGCAGACGGAGATGGTAATCCAGGTAAAGTACCTATACAAGAAATTCAAAGTGGTAGTGGTGGTAATAAAATGCAAGCGTTAATACAGACATACAATTATTATTTACAAATGATAAGAGATGTTACTGGATTAAATGAAGCAAGAGACGGTAGTATGCCAGATGCTAATACATTAGTAGGTGTACAAAAGTTAGCAGCAGCTAATTCAAATGTTGCAACAAGACATATATTACAAGGTGGTTTGTTAATAACTTCAGAATTATGTGAGTGTTTATCTATGAGAATCGCAGATGTATTAGAGTATTCACCAACAAGAGAAGCTTTTATACAAGCTATTGGAGCTCATAACGTTGGTACTTTAGATGATTTGTCTACATTACATCTTCATGATTTTGGTATATTTATTGAACTAGCACCAGATGAAGAAGAAAAAGCAATGTTAGAAAATAACATACAAGCCGCCATTGCAAAAAATAGCATTGAGCTAGAAGATGCTATTGATATAAGAGAAATTAAAAACGTAAAACTTGCAAATCAACTTCTTAAATTAAGAAGAAAGAAAAAAATAGAGCAAGACCAAGCAATGCAACAACAGAATATAAAAGCGCAATCACAAGCTAACGCGGAGTCGCAGCAAGTTGCAGCTCAAGCAGAAGTACAGAAACAACAGGCTTTAACACAAAGTAAAATTGAACTTGAAACTGCAAAGAGTCAATTAGAGCAGCAAAAACAACAACAAGAAGCTAATCTAAAGAAAGAGTTAATGAATCATGAGTTTGAGCTAAACATGAAATTAAAAGAAAAAGAGCTTGAAACCACAAAGATGAAGGAGAGTACAAAAGAAGATCGTAAAGATGAAAGAACTAGAATACAAGCTAGTCAACAATCTGAATTAATTGATCAAAGAAATAATCAAGCACCACCTAAAAAGTTTGAGTCTTCAGGTAATGATATAATGGGTGGCGGAATAGAATTATAATATGTTTAACAAATAAATAATAGTAAAATGGCAAAAGTAGTACAAGATTGGACTGGCAAAATAATGGGATCTGTTTTTACAACAGCTTCTAGTGATGCTATTAAACCTCCTACAGGATGTGTGTTTATTGCTATAACAGCAATAACTGACACTGATTTTGATAGTTCAGGTGGTTTAGTTGCAGAAACAGCAACTGTATTCGCTAACACAGAGGATGCTGCTAATGATTTAGCTGCAGGTTCTGAAACTAATTTAGAAGGATCTGGTGGTGTTCAAATAACAAACACAAACTTAGATTTAAAATCTGGCGTAACAATTTATGGTAGATATACTGAAATTGATGTTAATGCGGGACAGGTTGTAGCATACATAGGAAAATAAAAAAATTGTACGAGAGTACATATGTTTAATTAATTATATAATATTATATTATGGCAAAAGCAAAAAAAGAAAAGGTAGAAGAGACTACTGATTCTGCTGCTGAAGTGAAAGCAACAGAAAATGATGGTAAATTAAAAGTAAAGAAAAAACCGTCAATGAAAAAAATGGCTGTAGACAATGAACCGTTAAAGGTTGATATGTCTAAAGCTTCTGCAGAAGAAAAGCAGGAAGAAGAGCAACCTAAAGAAGAAGTCAATGATAAGATTGTTGAGGAAGTTAAAGAGGAAAAGGTTGAAACCAAAGAAGAAGAAACTGAAAAACCAGTTTTGGAAGAGATTACAGAAGAAAAAACTGATGAGGTTGTTGAAGATAAAGCTGAGACAATTGAAGAAGCAGTTGAAGAAGCTGTAGAAGAAGCTAAAGAAACTGGCAAAGAACTACCGGATAATATTCAAAAAGTTGTGGACTTTATGGATGAAACTGGTGGTGATCTTAACGATTACGTAAAATTAAATCAAGATTACAATAAACTTGATGATAAAGCTTTATTAAGAGAGTATTATAATCAAACTAAATCACACTTAACAAGTGATGAAGTTGATTTTCTTATAGAAGATAGATTTGACTACGATGAAGAAGTAGATGAAGTAGTTGATGTTAAGAGAAAGAAATTAGCGTTTAAAGAGCAAGTTGCCGACGCTAAAAGCCACTTAGACGGGCTAAAGTCTAAATACTATGCGGAAATCAAAGCAGGCTCAAAGTTAAATCCTGAGCAAAAAAAGGCAATTGATTTTTTTAATAGATACAATGAGAAGAACGAGGTAGAAGAAAAAGCATTAGAACAACAAAGGTCAACTTTTACACAAAAAACAAATAATGTTTTTAACGACAAGTTCAAAGGTTTTGAATATAATGTCGGAGATAAAAAGTTTAGATTTAATGTTAAAGATGTAAACAGAGTTAAAGAACAACAAAGTGATATTAATAACTTTGTATCTAATTTTTTAGATAAGAAAAGTAAACTAATTAATAACGCTGAAGGGTATCATAAATCTATGTTTACAGCTATGAACGCTGATGCTGTTGCAAATCATTTTTACGAACAAGGAAAAGCAGACGGTGTTAAAGAAAGTATTGCACGATCTAAAAACATTGATATGTCTCCTAGAGCTACTAATGAAACAGATGTTAGTGGTGTAAAAGTAAGAGCGATAAGTGGCGACTCTACTGATAGACTTCGATTTAAAATTAGAAAATAACTTTAAACATTTAAAATTTAAAATAAAATGGCAGCAATTAACCCAACGGCTGGGTCGAATTTAAACTCAACTCCAGCCCCAAAACAACAAACCCTTTCTAGTAACTACATTGACTTTACGTCATCTAGTACTGAAGGTTGGGCTCAACAATATCTACCTGATATTATAGAAAAAGAAGCTGAGGTGTTCGGTAATAGAACTATCTCTGGTTTCCTTTCTCAAGTAGGTGCTGAAGAGGCTATGACAGCTGACAGAGTAATCTGGTCAGAACAAGGTAGACTACACATCTCTGTAACAGGAGTATCTGTAGCAAACGCTGGTACTATTACTGGCGCAACTAATCACGGTGTTAGAGTTGGTCAAACTATCGTATTATCTGATGGTGAGTCTAGCCCTACAATAACAAAATGTTATGTTTCTGCAGCTGATTCAGCAGCAGGTACTTTAACAGCTCTTCCTTACGCAGTAGCAACTGTTGGTGCAGTAAGTGGATTTGTTACAACTGATGATGACGCTGCAGCTAGATGTTCTTTCTTCGTTTATGGATCTGAATTCAAAAAAGGAGATAGCGGAATGTCTAACGCAGTAACACCTCAACATAAATCTCATGTGAACAAACCAATTATTATTAAAGATAAATTTGAAGTAAGTGGTTCAGACGCATCAGCTATTGGTTGGGTAGAAATTTCAGGTGAAGAAGGTCAAAATGGTTACCTATGGTATTTAAAAGCTGAAGGTGATACAAGAGCTAGATTCTCTGATTACTTAGAAATGGCATGTATAGAAGGTGAACTTGGTGTACCTGGTTCTTCTGCAGTAGATTCAGAATTATCTGGAGCTGGTGCGGATTTTGGTACTGAAGGTTTATTCGCAGCAATCAATGACAGAGGTCACGTTACTTCTGGTATCGTTGGTACTAGTGCAGCAGATGACTTAGGATCTTTTGATAATATCCTTAAGAAATTTGATGGACAAGGTGCGATTGAAGAAAACATGTTGTACTGCAACAGAAGTATATCTTTAGCAATAGATGATATGCTTGCAGCACAAAATTCTTATGGTTCAGGTGGTACTTCTTACGGAGTATTCAGTAACGATGAGGATATGGCATTAAATTTAGGTTTCTCTGGTTTCAGAAGAGGTTCTTATGACTTCTACAAATCTGACTGGAAATATCTAAACGATGCTTCATTAAGAGGTCAAGTAGATGGCGATTACAACGACGTTAGAGCGGTTGTAATTCCAGCTGGTGTATCAACTGTTTATGATGAGTCTTTAGGTAGAAATATGAAAAGACCTTTCTTACACGTAAGATACAGAGCTTCACAATCTGATGATAGAAGAATGAAAACTTGGATCACTGGTTCAGTTGGTGGAAACATCACTTCTGATCTTGATGCAATGGAGGTACATTACCTATCAGAAAGATGTTTAGTTGTTCAAGGAGCTAATAACTTCATGATTCTTAACTAATACATTATTTTAAAGAGTTAGGTGCTTCGGCACCTAGCCCTTTATTTTTTAATTATTTAATTATATTATATTATGGAAAAATCAAAAAAGAAAACTTCTAAAACAGAAGTTACTATGAAAAAAGCATCAGTGGCAAAAGAGCCAGTTGATGTTAAAACGCCAGTCGTTGCTGATAAAAACGCCTGGGATATTAAAGACAGAGTATATTATTTAAGAGATGGTTTATCACCATTATCATATACTATACAAAGTAGAGGTATTTATTGGTTTGATAATGAGAAGGGATATGAGAGAGAGTTGAAATATACAGAAAATCAAAAAACACCTTTTGTAGATGAATTTAAAGGTGACGCTAGATTAGGTCACGTAACTTTTACTGATGGAATATTAAATGTTCCAAAAGAAAAACAAACACTACAAAAATTATTATCACTATATCATCCTCAAGCAAATAGATTATTTTATGAGTTTGATCCAGTTGAAGAAGCTAAA